AGGGCAGAGGGTTCGAAGAATTCAACGCGGGCATATACCACGCAATAGAAGAATTCAAAACCATACTAGACAGGCTAGGACTCTAACCCATGTACACCACCTACATAGACCTATTCAGAGACATAGACAAGCTAACGGACGCCCTACACACAGCCCGCGCAAACATCACCACGCCCACCACACCGCCAGAAGTACACACCCGCGCGCCCTATGGCCCGAAACCACCCTGCAACCTACACTGGCTCAACACCACCATAGAGGGGGAAGGCGGTCTAAAAGAACTCACCACAGCACTAGCAGAACTACTAGGCGCCCCACCCCCACACCACAAGTACACAACATGGCTATACCACAAAGCCGGGGACATCGTAGACAATAAGGAAGCCAACCAGCTAGCCTACGAGGATCTAGCCACAATCACCCGTAGCCTACAACCACCCACCCCCGCCACAGACCCCACGCCGCCCACCACATGGGAGGCAGAACACAGCATCCTCTATAAACTCAAACGGTTAGGCTACGCCACCACAAGCAAAGAGCTACACACCCTAGCTGCACGCGGGCATATAGAGCAAGCATGGACACACAAGGGGAAACACTACAAACTAGCCCAGGTAGTGGACTACCTAACTCAAACCACTTGACACACATACACCACCACATGCTATAATTGCAAACAGAGCCCCCACTATGGGGTACCGTCATGAGTTGCCAAAGTAAACGTTCCACTATCGCTAGCGGTCTTACTCTGGCAGCTTTTAGGCGTGGCCATGCTGTCCCCTGCCAATAGCGGCAGTGTATCGGAGAGACCCGCCGCCCCCGCCCACCACACACAGTAGGCGGGGCTTTAAACTTACACACACAACAAAATACAAACACACACGCTGGAGGTAACACGCATGCCATTCACAGACAGCCCAGCCGCCCGCCGCCTACGTAAACGCCTCCAAGCGCAATATAAAGAGCAGAACAAACCTTGTGCAATATGCGGCCAACCCATCGACTACAGCGCACCACGCACCACATATCATCCAAACAGCCTCGACCTAGACCACATACAACCCACAAAAACACACCCACACCTAGAATTGGTAGAGGATAACATTCAACCCGTGCATGCCTCATGCAACAGGCACAAAAGCGACGGAGTGGCCATACATCCAATCGGCAACACAAGCCGAATATGGTGACCAAGCAAACATAAAACGCATAACATACAAACAGATGCATAATATACATAAAATAAACCACAACACCCAACAACACCCCAAACAACAAAATCCCAGGTCAAAGGGGTAGGGGGGGAAGATCACTAAGGGAAAAAACCCGGAAAAGTCAAGGGGTGGGGACCTGGCATTTCCCCCCACGGTTGCATAGCCCCCTGAATAATATGCAGGTTGTGGCGTGTTTTTGCTGGACTTTTAGGGGTTTAGCCCCTGTTTTGGAGGTGGTGAAAATGAGTGCTAGGCGTGTTGGGGAGGTAGAGGCGGCTGTTTTGAAGGCCGTGGACGCCTCTGGGCTGATGGATGACCCCCGGAATAGTGGGGCGGTGGCTGTCGCTTTGTCGTATGCGCGTCAGATTGATGATAGTGAGCGCGCGTCGTCGGAGGATCGGACTAAAGCGCTGTATTTGGGGCCGCATTTGTTGAAAACTTTGACGACGTTAGGTTTAACCCCCGGCGCGCCGTCTGATGATGCACCTAAAACACGTGGGCGGCCTAAACGTAATAAGGCGGTGATGGATGGACTACGCGCGATTAACGGAGGCTTGGAGTCGTCAGGATGATGGGCAACATGGTCACACCATGCCGCGCTTATTCCCTCCGACGTTGGGTGGGCGGGAGCTTACCCCTCAAACTACCGCGGGGTTTTCGCTCATTGAGTTCGCGGAATTGATCGGCCAGCCTTTGAGGCCGTTCCAGCAGTGGCTAGCGTTGCATGGCTTGGAGTATAACGAGGATGGGTCGGATTTTCGTTTTAAACGCGTCATTGTTGAAGTCGCGAGGCAGAACGGTAAAACTCACTTTATGGTCGTCCTTGGCCTGTGGCGTTTGTTTGTTTTTGGCGCGTCTGGGATTATTTCGACGGCTCAGAATTTGAAGTATGCTGAGGGCACTTTGGCAGATGCGTTCCGCATTGCGGCTTTTAACCCTGTGCTGTCACAGTGGCTGCGAGATAATACGCGCGCCGATGAAGATGACGAATTCAACGGCAAATACATTACGCGCGTTAACGGCGGCCATATGTTTAAGTTGACGGGCGCCCCGGTGGATGGGGCGGTGGATTTAGCTAAAGACGGCCCGCCGTTTTGGAGCGTTACCACTTCCACGCGTAAGGGCGGTCGCTCTATGACGGTGGACCTGGCGTTTTTTGATGAGCTGCGAGAGCATATTAAGTGGGATGCGTGGGACGCTATCACTCCCACGGTGAGTCAGCGGCCCTTTGGTCAGGTGTGGGCATTCTCTAACGCTGGCGATGCTAGTTCTATTGTCTTGCAGGATTTGCGTAGTCAGTGCTTGGAGGCTGTGAACGCGGGCTTATCAGACGCGTCTAATATGGCGTTGTTTTCGTGGTCTGCCGATCCGGCATTGCCGATTGATGACCCGCGTGGGATGTTGCAGGCAAACCCATCTTTGGGCTATGGCGCGGCAAAGTTGGAGCATTTGCGGGCAGAGGTTAGGTCAACGCCTAACCCTGATGGGTTTAGGACTGAGTACCTGTGTCAGTGGGTGCAGTCGGTTGAGCCTGGAAAGATTCTGCCAGCTATGTGGGAGCCTTTGGCCGATCCCGCGTCTACTATCCCGGATGACGCGGTTATAGCGGTGGGCGTGGATGTGGCTGTGGATGGCCGGGCGGCTTATATCGCCGTTGCCGCTGATCGTGGGGGCGGTGTCGTTCATGTTGAGGTTGTGGCGGCGCGTCCTGGCTATTCGTGGGTGGTTGATTGGCTACGGCCCCGCGTGGGGTCGTGGTGCGATGGTGCCGTGGCGCTCCAAGTGAAGGGTTCACCGTCTCAGGCTTTGGCCCCTGGTTTGGCCGATGCTGGTTTTACTGTTCGCCCCTGGCAGGGCGGGGATATGACCCGATCAACTCTTGGATTCTTTGACGCTATCCAATCCGGGCGGGTGGTTCACATTGACCAACCTGTTTTAAATGAGGCGGCTTTAGCGGCTGTTGAGCGTAAAGCCGGTGACGTCTTTATCTGGGATCGTGGCAAATCTTTTGGTGATATTAGCCCGTTTGTAGCTTGTAATATTGCGTGGTGGGCGGCGTTAAACCCCCCGGAAAAGTTCATTAGCGCTTATGCCGCCGATGACTTTGAGGACGTCGTGGAAGAATTGGAAGACGCGCCGCTTATTGATGATGATGACGATGACGGCGGCGGTTTGTTAATCGTGTAAAAGAGAAGGGGGGTGTCTTATGGGCTTTTTTGAAAAGCTGGGGTTTAAAGCCCCGGTTATGGAGGCGCCTAGCGCGGATGTGTTAGCCGCCCCATTGTTCGCAAAATTAGCTAGTGACGTTGATTCGATGCCAGTGGAACAACTGTGGAAAGAGCAACCACATCTTAGAACTGTTACCGAGTTTATCGCGCGGAATATTTCGAGTGTGGCGCTCCATGTGTATAGGCGGGGGGATGATGGGGGCCGTATTCGCGACCGTAATTCAGACGCGGCGCGCGTTTTGTTTAAGGCTAACCCTGGTCAGTTAATGCAGGATGTTTTACATGCCTCACTGCTTGACCTTTGTTTATTTGATGAGTTTATTTGGTTCGTCTCTGTTGATGATGATGGTAGCCCGGCTGTTTATCCGATTAGCCCACTGTGGGTATATCGGAAAAACTTTAGTGATAGGTGGACTTTGAGGTCTATCGTTGTCGCCGATGATGATGGAAACCACGTGGAGCTACCCGCGTCTAACATTGTTTATTGTCACGGGTACCAGCCGGGGACTTATCGGTACGGCGCGTCACCTGTTGATTCTTTGCGGGACGTGCTAAAGGAACAACTGGAGGCGGCGGCGTACCGTGGCCAGCTGTGGAAAAATGGGCCACGCCTATCAGGGGTGATTACACGGCCTAAGGACGCGCCTTGGACGGGCGCAGACCGTAACAGGTTTAAAGCCTCTTGGAATAGTCAATATACGGGCCGTGGTTCCGGCGCGGGTGGTACTCCTGTCCTTGAGGATGGCATGGACTTTAAGCCCATGCATTTGAAGGCGCAGGACGAACAGTTTGTCGACGTCGCTAAGCTCGCATTGGCTACCGTAGCTAGCGTCTATCACATTAACCCTACGATGGTAGGGCTTTTGGATAACGCTAACTACTCTAATGTTAGGGAATTTCGCAAAAGTCTTTATGGCGATAGTCTGGGGCCGATTATTAAAAAGCTTGAGGGCGTGATTAATGCGTTCCTGTTGCCTTTGCTAGGTGCCCCGGATGGGGTGTATGCGGAGTTTAATTTGGATGAAAAACTACGCGCCTCATTTGAGGAGAAAGCGTCTATTACTACGGCGGCGGTTGGCGGTCCGTGGATGACTCGGAACGAGGCCAGGGAACAGAATAATCTAACCCGTCTAGATGATGGTGATTCTTTGCTTGTTCCGCTGAATACGACGGATGCGGATCGGCTGGGGGAGTCCCTAGATGGTGAGGGGGAGCATTGACGCTACATGTTGTGATGGGGCCGCCTTGTTCTGGTAAGTCTACTTTTGTTGAGCTGCATGCCCCGCGTGGTACACCCAGGTTTGACTTTGATCGTTTGGCGGCTGTAGTGGATGGTACGGGGGAGTTGCACCCGGAAACTGTGCGCGGGGAGTCTGTGCTGAATGCTGTGGCCGCTATGAGGCGCGGGTTTACCGGGTGGGTGCTGGATGCTGAAACAGGTTCCCCGGATGCTTGGGTTATTTCAGGCAACCCGCCACAGTCGCTTATTGCTGCGTATGCGGGCGCCGGGGCTGAGTTCCACCTTTTAGACCCTGGCATGGATGTGTGTTTGCGGCGTGCCCGTGATGAGGGGCGTCCCGCATATACAGAAGAGGCTATTAGGGCGTGGTATGAAAACCCGCCCACGATCCCCACGGGGGAGAAAGGGGGAACAATGAAGCTAAAACAGTTAGATTTCACTTTGGTCGAGTCTGATAATTCGGATGATTTAGCCGAAGGTGAGTTTATCGGCTATGCATCTGTTTTCGGCAACATTGATTCTTACGGGGACGTGGTTGTTAGAGGCGCGTTTGCCGATGCTCTGAAAGAGTGGGGCGGGGCGCCTGGCCGTCTGCCTGTCTTGTATGGGCATGATTTCCATGATCCGTTTTCTAATATCGGGGAGGTGTTGGACGCGGTAGAGGATGATCACGGGTTGAAGGTGCACGCACGTCTTGATCTGGATAACCCTAAGGCGGCCCAGGTTTACCGTTTGATAAAGGCGGGGCGCCTCTCTCAGATGTCTTTTGCCTACGACGTGTTGGACGGCGGGCCTGTTGATATTGACGGGCGCGATGCGTATGAGATTCGGCGCGTGAAGCTTTACGAAGTGTCTGTCGTGCCAATCGGCGCTAACCAGGATACTGAGATTGTGGGGGTTAAGAATGCGCCCGCGATTTCTAAAGACGATGTTATGCAACTGTTGCGTGACGTAATTAACGCGCCTGTGGCTGAGGCTGAACAGGCGGCGTCATCTGTTGTTGATGACCCGGAGGGGAAAGACACCTCGGGGGATGTTTTCGCGGCTGCGTTGGCCGTGGAATTGGAACTACTGGAAGTGGGAAAAAATGACTTTGAAGAATGAGCGCGCGATTGCGTTGAAGGCCGCCCGCGAACTGGCTGATAAGTACCGTGAGACTATGACCGAGGATCAGCGGGCTGAGATTAAGGCCGCTGTTGATAAGGTCTACGAGATTGACGAAAAGCTGGAACAGGCGGCTAAGTCTCGTGACTTGTTGAAGTCTGTGGGGGCTTTGCGTGAGGTTGAAGATGATGCGGCCCCGGCTGAGGTGAAGGCCGCCACCTTGGGTGAGCACTTTGTGAAAGCTGCGCGTGATGGTTTGCGAGAGCAAGCGGCGGGCGCGCGCCTGAACATTGTGGGAACTGAGTTTAAGGCGGCGGGCGATCCGTATAAGCGCCCTACCGGTGATGGTGCTGCGTGGGGTACGACGTTTGATCGTGCCATTGTGAACGCCCACCGAGAGCAGCTGGTTGCGGCTGACCTTATGGGGTCTGCTACCGTATCGAACGCCACTATTAAGTATTTGGTGGAAAAGGCCAACCGCATTGCAGAAGGCGCTGTCGGTTTTGTCGCAGAGGGCGGCAAAAAGCCCTATGTTAACTTTACTGACTTTGACGTGGTTACTGAATCACTGACTAAGGTTGCGGCGCTGACTAAGCTCACTGACGAGATGATCTCCGACTATGGATTTATCGCCGATTGGATTAACAACAATCTGGTGTACGAGCTGTCTGTTGCTGAGGAAAAGCAGCTCCTTAATGGCGATGGTACTAGCAACGGTATTAAGGGGCTGCTGAATCGTGACGGCGTACAAGCGAAAACCGGCACGGGCGTAGGCACCTGGGCGGACACGATTTTCGAGGCTATGGGCATGGTTCAGCAGTCCACCACGCTAACGGCTGACGGCCTGGTTATTAACCCGGCTGACTACCAGCCTTTGCGCCTGTCTAAGGATAAGAACGGCCAGTACTATGCGGGCGGCCCGTTTGCCGGTCCGTATGGCAACGGTGGTATTCAGATTAACCCCGGCCCGTGGGGTCTGCGAACTGTGGTCACTAACGCGGTGCCTCAGGGCACGGCGCTTGTGGGTGCATTTAAGCAGGGTGCTACGGTGCTGCGTAAGGGTGGTCTGCGTGTGGATTCCACTAATACTAACGCGGACGATTTCGAGAACAACCTTGTTACTGTCCGCGCGGAAGAGCGCCTCGGTTTGATGGTTCCGGCCCCGGCTGCGTTCGTTAAGCTGACTTTGACGGCGGGATAAGTATGGGTGATTTGCGTAAGCGGTGGAGGGTGGTTTTCCCTAATGGGTTTGAGACTACTCTTTTGATGGCGGATGAATTCGCGGCGCGTTTTTATCCGGGGGCTGTTCCTGAGGACGTGGCCCTGGATGGGGTTACGGCTGAGGCTGAAGAGGCGGCGGGGGATGCTGTAGAGGCTCCCCCCGCCAGCCGTGGGCGTAAGCCGAAAAACGGTTAGCCTGTTAGGGGGTGATAGCTGTGAAGATGATTGAAAAACCGTCTTCTTTTATAACTGTGGAGATGTTGAAGCAGCTGGACCCTAAGGGCGCTGAGTTTATTTCTCAGGCGCATATTAACGCGGCTATCGCGTCCGTTCGTAATATTTGCGGGTGGCATGTTTTCCCTAGTTTGCCTGATAGTATAACACTCACTGAACAGTCTGGGGGCACTATTATTTTGCCCACCAAATCGGACATGATAGTTAATTCTATCGAGGTGTATGCCTCTTTATCTCAGTCCGAGGGCGGGCAGATTTGGTCTACCCGGGCGGGTGGTGAGTTTATGGCATTCCCCGGGGGAATTGTGAAACTTGTAGGTGTCCAGCTTAAGCCTAGCTATTCGGTAAATGTTGATTTTGAGCATGGCTTTGGAACGCCCGGGGGTGGTGTAGATAGCTACCCTCAGGACTTGATTTCTGTGGTTCTGTCTATGGCGTCTAGGGCTGCGCAGCCCTCTGGGGCTATCACGGTGGGCGGTATCAGTATGGGCGCTACCACGGGGATCACACCCCAGTCTCACGAATATAGAATTCTCGACACCTACAAGTTAAGGGCGCTACCATGATCGGCGCGATTTTTAACCAGACGGTGGAGATATTACGCGCGGGCACAAAGCGTAGCCGCTACAGCTCGGAGACTGTGACCGATTGGTCTAACCCCACGGTTATCCCGGTAGAGTTTCCTGTTAGCGTTCAGCCCGTGGGAACTACCGAGGACGGGGTTTTACGCCCCACGGTGGACCAGTCCTGGAGGATGTACACACCACCGGGTACTGATTTAGATATTCGGGCGTCTGATCGCGTGAGACTAGGCGGGGTGTTAGTAATGGCTGTGGATGGCGCCCCCGCGCGCTGGCCGGACCCTAATAACCCCGGGGCTGTGCATCACGTGGAAGTGGGGCTAAAGCATGTCGGCGGATAGAGTGCCGGACTTTATTTGGAGGGACGTCAACCAGCAAAAGGGGCTAAAGCGTCATTTGCTAGGGGTGGGGGAGCGTGTAGCCCGCGCAGCCTTAGCTGAGTCACGTAAACACGGCGGTAAGGCTAATTATTCCGTGCGGTATAGTGTGCGTCCCCGTGGCCGTGCCCAGGTACAGGTCTTTTCAGATAACAGGGCTGAGGAATACGGCGGAGAAGACACCCCCCGTATTGGCGCGCTTAGGCGCGTAATCAAGAGGGGAGGCTACTAGTCGTGGATGTGTTGGCGGCCATTGTAGAGAAGCTACAGGGCGTTAATGATTGGCCGGTTTACGCTGAGCTACCCCACGATTTCGAGCTAGAGGGACTTCCCGCTGTGGATGTGTGGCAGGTTGGCCCCGCTGAACGCCGCGCCGCTATGAACGCGTTAGGGGCGGATATTGTCGAGTTCGATGTCGATATTTACACCACCCCGGCTATGTGGAATAGCGGGGAGGCGTGGAAGCTGGCGAATGCGGCGCGGATGGAGTTGTGGAGGTGGTGGGGCGCGTCTATTCATGTGGTAGACGCCTCCCGCCCTGAGTCCCGACCGGATCGTAACGAAAACATTAGGCGCGTAGGTTTCACTGTATCGGTGATGGTTGCGGCCTAGAAAGTATTTATATTCCTGAAGGGGGAATTATGGCTAAGGCCACTGTTGATGTTTCTAACCTGGTTGATTTGTCCCAGGCTAATTTTGCGCGTGAACTAGCGCTGCTTGGTGTTACGGGCGTAGCTCACTACGCCCCCTACGGTACTAAGCTACCTGAGTCTATGGAAAAGCTAGACAAGCCGTGGACCGCCCTAGGGTGGTGCAACGATTCCGGTATTTCCGAGTCTCAGTCCGAGGAGAAGAACGAGTTCAGCGTTTGGCAGTCTACCGAAAATTTGCGCGAACAGATTAACAAGCGTGAATACACGTTTAAGCTGACCGCGTTGTCTATCGGCGGCCTGGCTAACGCTCTTTACTACTCTGTCCCTGAGGACATGATGGCGTGGGATGAAGAGACAGGGGTGGCGTCTTTCGAGCAGGGCGGCACTATCCCCGAGGACTACATCTTTAGCCTGGTTATCGATATTGTTGACGGACATAAGGCCCGCCGTATCGTGATCCCTAAGGCTACCGTCTCGGAGCGTGGGGACGTGAATTACACGCGTTCCGATTTGGTGGGTTATGAGTTCACCTTTAAGGCTAACCTTGATGCGGGCGCGGGTTATTCGGTTAAGCGTCTGTTTAAGGAAGGCTGGAAGCCCGGCACCGAGGGAACGATGCTCGCGGGCGCCGCGTCTGAAAATGGCCTAGGTGATTGGTCTAAGGATGTAGCTACGGCTGAGGGTGACGCTAAGACCTACGCCTTTACCTTGAAGGGTGCCACCGCTGGTACCTGGGATTTGGCAGTCGGTGATAAAAAGGCTACGGGCCTGTCCTGGAAGGCTACCGACGAACAAGTCCAGAAGGCGCTGCGCGCTAAGGGTGAAAAGACGGCCCGCGTATCTGGCAGTGTCCAGGGTGGGTTCACTATTTCCGGTGTAGCGTCGAAGCCCGTGGTCACTGTTACCGCCCTTGAAGGCGTAACTAGTGCTGAGGTCTCGGAGGCTACCGCCGCCTAGCCGGCATGGGTGGCATGTGAGGGGCTGGGGACTGTAAAACCCCCGGCCCCTCTTTATGTTGCCGCCTTTTTGTAGACTTGCAGCCCGCGTTAACGGGTGTACGTGAGCACCTAGAAAAGTAAAGGTTTGCGCGCGTGTGTGGGGGAGTTGAGGGCAGGTCGCCCCCCACATGTTTGCGTGTTCCTATTGGCGCGTTGGACCCCGCGCGGGTTGCATATAACTTAAAAAAATTGACGAAAAAGACTTGCCCCATTTTGAAAGGATCTGTCACAGTGACTATTAACCTAGATGCCATGCTTGCTAAGCGCCGTGAAGCAGTGGGGGACGCTAAGGGGTTCCCCGTTGAATTTGGCGGTAAAACGTTTTATTTCACAGCCCCGGAATTGGCTAGTTCTGATTTTAATGATCGTTTTGACGAACTACAGCGGGATGTCCAAGACGGCCTAATGACCGCTAAGGACGTGCGAGCCGAATTCCTAGACATGTTCCTGGGGGATCAGTCGGAAGAATTCGCGGCCTTGTGCGAGAAGGAAAAAGTAGACCCCACTCCGATCATTCTTTACGCTGTCCAGGAGCATAACGAAGCTGTTGCCGAAAACCCTACCCAGATGCGCTCGCGGAATTCCCGGAAGCCTGCGAGGCGGCGTTAATCGCTGAGTATGGGCGGGATTATGTCGCCGCGTTTTGGCGTGGAGAGATAACTACGCGGATGCTGGTAGCCCTGTTGAAGGGGCTGCCGGCTGATAACGCTTTGGCGCGTGCCCGGGGGCGGGAGTACGCGTGGACGCCGCTAGAGGACTTAGCGTGGGCACAAGTCCAGTATCTGAGGCGTCTTGAGACGATGTTTGCTACATCATTGGATCATAAACAACGGGAATTGCCTAAGTCTGTTCCCTACCCTTGGAGTGAGCCAGACGATGGGGTTAACCGTTTGGGCCGTGTTGATTCCGGTGATGAAACAGCGGCGGTCGAGTATCTTATGGGTATTTTATCGGCGGGGGAGTAATTTTTTTTATGTTAGGGGTGGTGCGCTATGGGCATGGATTCTGTGTTTATTCCTATACTACCGGCGTTTGATAAGTTTTTTGACGAGACTAACAAAAACCTTAAAAAGGCTGGTGAAGATGGCGGCAAAGTCATGGCGCAGTCTTTGGCGGATGGGATTAAGCGTGCGGAGTCTGATGTTGCGCGCGCGAGCGAGGCTATTGGCAGGGCTAAGGATAGGGCGGCTGAAAAGGCCGATAAGCTTAAAGTCGCTGAGCTGCAATACCAAGAGGTCTTAGATAAGGGGGATGCTAAGGCGTCCCAGATTGCGGCGGCTGAGGCTAAGGTCGCTAAGGCCCGGCGCGATATGGAAGCGGCTAACGGGTCTGTTGAAAAGGCTGTAACGTCACTAGCGGCTAAGGAAGAAAACCTAGCCCGCGTCACTCAAGAAAATGCTGACGCGTTTGACGCCGCGTCAGCTAAGGCCGGGGGACTGGAAGGCTCACTCGGTGGACTAGGTGGCGCATTCGGCGGCGCCCTGGGAAAGATGGGGAAGTTTGCGGGCCTTATGGCCGGGGGCCTGGGTATCGCGGGTGGTACAGCGTTTTTAGGTGAAGCTATTAACAATGGCCGTAATTTTAGCCAGGTTATGGGTACGCTCCAAGCCGTGTCGGGCTCGACCGCTGAACAGATGCAGGAAGTCCGCAATAAGGCTAGTGAGTTAGGCCAGGATACGGATTTGGCGGGCACGTCGGCTAAGTCGGCGGCTGACGCTATGCTGGCCCTTACTAAGGGTGGTTTGTCGGTTCAAGAGTCTATGGATGCGGCGAAGGGTTCTATTCAACTGGCAGGCGCGGCACAGATTGACGCGGGGCAGGCGGCGGAGATTCAGGTGGCCGCGATGAATTCGTTTAATTTGGCGGCTGCGGATGCCGGCAGGGTAGCTGATGTATTGGCTAATACGGCTAACAATTCCGCGACTGATGTTGCGACTTTGGCTGAGTCTTTGAAGTACGCGGCCCCTGTGGCGGGTTCCCTGGGTGTTTCGCTGGAAGATACTAATACCATGCTAGGCTTGTTTGCTAACAGTGGTATTACTGGCTCTATGGCCGGTACGGCTTTAGCTGGCTCCATTAACGACCTGATTGCCCCCACAAAAGAGGCTAAAAAGGCACTTGACGCGATGGGTGTTAACGCCCTGGATGCGGACGGCAAATTCGTGGGGTTGCGTGATATTAGTCAACAGCTCTCGGAGGCGCAGGCCCGTATGGGCGATGAGGCGTTCGGCGCGGCGGCTAAGGTTGCGTTTGGTGAACAGGGTATTAAGTTTGCTACCACGGCGGCTAAGGCGGGTGCTGACGGGTTCGACGAATTGCGCGAAAAAATGGACCGCGTAGGCTCTGCTGGAGATACGGCGGGCGCGCAATTGGCGGGACTCAATGGCGCTATGGACCGCGTGGGCAACGCGGTGGCCGATTTCCAGCAAAAGCTTTATGACATGGCGGAGCCGTATTTGACCCAATGGGTTGATACTTTGGCTAAGCGTATTGACGATGTTTCTAAGGGTTTCCAGGATGCGTTGGAATGGGGTAAGCGTCACCAGGATTTGCTAAAGACTCTAGCGGGCGCGGCTATGGGTGTGGCCGCTGGCTTTGCGGCTATTCGCACCTATCAGGCGGGCCTATTTGTTGTGGGCAAACTAAAGGCGGTGGTGGCGCTTTATAAGGCGTGGCGCGCGGGTACTCTGTTGCAAACAGCGGCCCAGATGGGGCTTAATACGGCGCTGCTGGCTAACCCTATTGGGTTGATCGTTTTGGCTATTGGTGCTGTCGTTGGCGCCCTGGCAATTTTCTTTACTAAGACGGAAACAGGGCGGAAACTGCTAGATTCCCTGAAAGGCCAGATTGGTGAGTTCTGGGAGACTCTAAAAGGTTGGGGTTCTGGTATCGCTGGATGGGCTAAGGGAATTTGGGGAGGCATTAGTGATTCCTTTGGTAAGGCGTGGGAGTTTATTAAGGACTTTGGCGGCGCCGTGGCTGACGTGTTTAGCATTTTTACTAAGGGTGATTACACGGGTGGCCTGGCCGCGTTTGGTTTTGAAGAGGATAGCGGCCTTGTTAACTACCTGTTAACTATTCGTGATGCGTTCCTAAATACCTGGGAGATTGCTAAGGGTGTTTTTGGTTTCCTGTGGGGCGCGTTTGAGGGTGTTTTGCAGGTTGTGCAGCCTTTTGGGGAGGCAATAGTCTGGATCATTCGCCAGGGTTTTCTGTTCCAAAAATTCCTAGTTAGTGGCATGTTTGACATAGCTAAGTTGGCTATTGCAGGTTTTGTTAATGCTTTTGTCTCTATTCGCGATTTCATCATGCCTACATGGGATTGGTTTAGTGGTGTTTTAGTCGCTGGCTGGAATGCGGCTGTTGAAGGTATGCGCGTAGTTTTTGAGCCTGTCGCTAACGCTATCGTTACGGCCTGGAACTGGATTAGAGACGGCGCTACGGCTGTGTGGGACTGGATACGCGAGGGCGTATTGTGGGCCTGGAATAAAGAAGTTGAGGGTTGGTCAATCGCCTTTAATATCGCTAAGGATTTTATTCTTGGAGTATGGGAGACCCTGAAAAACGCCCTATTAGCTGGCTGGCAGTGGATAGACGCTAACGTCTTTACGTCTTTGCGCGTGGGCCTGGATGTGATTAAAAACGCGTTTGGCGTTGCCGTGGACGGCATTACTGCGATGTGGGATAACATACGCGCGGCGGCAGCTAAACCAATTAAGTTTGTCATTCAAAGGGTTTTTAACGACGGTATCGTTACCGCCTGGAATAAAGTAGCTGAATTCGCAGGTCTTGATAAACTACAGCCCTATGAGCCTGAATGGTTAGGCGCGTTTGCTAGCGGTGGTGTGTTGCCTGGGTACACCCCGGGACGTGATCCCTACACGTTTGTGGAGCCGCGTAGTGGCCTAAAAATTGGGCTATCAGGCGGCGAGGCCATCATGCGCCCGGAATGGGTGAAGGCTGTAGGCGGCGTCGCTGCTGTGGACGCGATGAACAAAACGGCGGCGTCTAGCGGCGTTAGTGGCGTTCGTAAACAATTAGGTGAAGGCGCGGCCTTTGCTAATGGCGGCGTTGTTGATGACCTGGATAAGCGCGTGGCGTCCCTGTTTGGAAAATTAAAGGGCGAGCACGGCAAACCCTACCAATACGGGGGTGTTGGCAACCCGTCGTGGGATTGTTCCGGCCTGTGGTCTGGTATCGTTCAGGATTTGAACGGCGGGAATTTGCGCGGTGGACGTATTTTTAACACCGAGTCTAATTTCGGCAATTTCGGTTTTGTGCCCGGTCTTGGAGGCCGCGTCACTATTGGCGTGCTGTCCGGTAAGGGCGGCGGCGCTAATGGCCACATGGCCGGTACTATTGACGGGGTTAACATTGAGTCCTCTGGTGATAATGGTGTTCAGATTGGCGGGCGCGCCCGTGGTTCTGACCACCCCCTGTTTAACCACGCCTACACGCTAAAGGAATTCCTAGGAAAGTTTATTTCCGGCGGGGCCGGTGGCGGTGGTGGTTTCTTCGATATTCGCGCGCATGTTCGCAATATCGCGGAGGCTGTTTTGCGGCCAATCATGGACGCTATACCACAGTTTAAGGGCACCCTAGGTTATGTACCTAAGGCGTTTGCTGGGAAACTTAAAGACGCTGTTCTGAATTTCATTTCCGACCACGCCGGGTCGTTTAATGGCGGCGCGGGCGTTTCTGGTAACGCTGAAACGTGGCGTGAGATGGCTATTGCAGCTATGCGGCGCAATGGGTTTAACGCTGATGACCCCCGACAGGTTGACGCGATGATCCGACAGATTCAGAGCGAGTCGGGCGGTATTCCAAATCGTAATCAAGAGATTGTCGATGTTAACGGTACGGGCGCGGCGGCGGGACAAGGTTTGTTGCAGATTATCCCGGGGACGTTTGCGGCCTATCGTGATCCGTCTTTGCCAAATGACCGGACGGACCCGTGGGCTAATATGAACGCGGCGCTACGCTACTACCGTGCGCGTTATGGCGATGACCTTACAACCATGTGGGGCCATGGCCACGGCTATGATAGTGGCGGCTGGCTAAAGCCCACCCCGGGTGGTTTTGGCAGTTACTTTAACCACACTGGCAAACCGGAGGCCGTCCTGACGGATGGACAGTGGGCGCGGGTGTCCGGGCTAGTTAGCTCTGTGGATGCGTTAGTGGCGGAATTGCCACATATTTTGCACGGTGGCCCCCGCGCGTGGAATGAGACGGCGGCTCACTTGCAACACCTGGTAGATACAGGTGATTATTTGGGGAATGAGTGGTTTTCGGAGTCTAGCCCGCTTACTAAGGCGGCGCTGGCAGCTCATAACTACTTTAAGAGTTTCGGCAACCCTGGCCAGTTTGGGCGCCCGGATCAGTGGGCGGCACACTTTGGCGGTATGGCGGCGGCTGGTGTAGCTAATGACGTTTTGGGCCTATTCGGACTGGATGGCATTATTGGCGGCTCTTTGAAGCAGTCGTTTGTTGATCTGGTGAACGCGGGCGCCGATACTGCCAGTGCTCAAACAGGCTATCCCGTGGGGCATATCCATACTGGCAGTTTGCAGCCGGTGGCGGTGTTGGATGGCAACGGGCTTGTTGTCGGGGAGGCGTCTAGGGCTGTTGGCGTTGAGGCGGCGTCGGGGTCTAATACTACCGTCACAGATAAAGACGGTGTGGAGAAGACCCCGGTGGTTGATTCGTCTAATTCCACTACAAAACTAGAGATTAGTCTCGATCCTGATGGTAGCTACACGGGTAGGCAGGTTGAAGAGCTGCTAAAGGGTCTTAATGAAAAGGTTAGAGGCCTGGATGTTGAAGTTAAGGGGCTGAAGAAAGGCCAGGAGGCCACGGTTACTAGTGGTTTGTCGATCCTGGTATAAAAGTTCCTGACGGTTAGGGGTGGTTTAGTTGGTGAAAGATGCGTACACGATCACGTGGACTAGTCACGCGGGGCGGCGGTGGATTCTGGAGGGGGATTTACGCGCCCGCCGTGGGGTGATTTTTACGGGCATAGACGGCATGGTTGGGACGGTTAATCGTTCTAGCGTGGATCGTTCTACAGGCGTGGGTGTGGTTGACACTGCTACTACGTTTGGGGCTATGTCCGGCACCCTGTCCGCGGCTGTTTATCCTGACGGGGATGCCCCTTTGGGCCGCGTCTTTACTGAGTTTGCGCGCGGCTTTGATTTGGCCCGCCCCGGGGTTTTGGAAGTGGTGACGGCGGGGCGGGAGGTTTGGCGCGCTGAGTGTGTTTTGTCGGAGCCTGTGGGCGCCCCGTCTGTTAGCCCTTACGCGGCTGGATTGTGGGAGGCTGGTTTGTCCATTCCGTTGTATTGTTCGACGGGCGCGTGGTGTTCCCCCTGGGAGGTTGAAGTCTCTGATAGCGCGGGTGTTCACGTTACTAATACGGGCGATTTGCCTTTGTTCCCCTATATTGAATGGGCGGGGTCTGGTAAGTCATTCACGGTTAACGGTGTTCGTATTTCGTTGCCTACGACCACACAACCCCGGTTCCTTTCTTCTGACCCGGGGGAGGGATTTGTGGTTCGCGCAGGGGGGCCGGAGGGGTCTGTGGACGTGGAAACATGGTCGGCTATGCGTGGGTTGGCTGTCCCGTTTAGGGTTGACCCTGGGGAGCAGATACATGTGGCTACTGATTCAGGTTTGAAAGTACACACGCGTCAGCGGGTGTTAAGCCCTTGGAGGTGATGCCGTGGTGTCCGATTTTGTTAATTGGCTAGGTCAAAGGAACGCGGCTCATTCCACGGGTGACGGCTGGGGTCTGTGGTTAACCGATAAGCACTTTAACCCGGTGGCTGATTTGCATGGCTGTAATAGCCTATCTTTTGAGGACAAAGTTAACGCCGTGGGGGTTATGGAGATTGTGCTCCCGGGGGACCACCCGGCTGTAGCGGCGCTTTTGCCTTTGGATTTGGAGCGGGTGGGCGCCCCCGAAGCCATGTGGGGCGCCCTGGTTGATTCTGGACAGTTCCTTATTTTTGAAGGGCCGGGGGGCGCGTCGGAGCGTATTGTGGGCCGGGTCGCTCGTATCACTGACACCCGGGGGCAGGGTGGCCACGGGACGGTGACAGTCGAGGCTAAGACTCTTTACCGTCATGTGGAGAAAATAGCTTGTTACCCTACCCCTGGGGCACCCCTGGTAGCGCAATTAAAATACCGTGACTATAGGGCCGGGGATTCTTTGCGCGTGATTAAGGAATATCTTTTAGTTAACCTGATGCGTGAGTTTCAGCCGGGGTTAAGGTTGGGGTGGAAGCTGTGGGACATGGGCTCGTGGCGTTCACTCGTGGACCCTGGACGCTGGCCGTTGATTGTTAACCCTGTGCACGCGTCTACCGCTACGCAAAATACGGTGTTAGACGCGCGTATGGATTTAGCGGCGGATTTGTTTTCTGAGACGCTTGACGCGGCTGGTTTGCTGTTGACGGCTGACCTGTGGCTACCGGGGGATAAGCAACCTGAGGGGTTCCCCGTGGCCTTAACCACCCCTATCATTATTTTGGATGTTGTTCCGAGGCAATTTGACACGTCCACTACAGGCGGGGGGCTGGATTTTCTACGCGGCCTAGTCCGTAGTTTCGATAGGTCTAATAACGCCCCCCGCCGTGGTTTGGGCGATACGAAAGCAACAGCGGCGGGGGTCTATCCGTGGGTGGTGTGGCGCCCTGAGGATATGGGCAGTATGACGTCTGATTTTACGGTTGTTAAATCTGAGGACTCTCACGTGATCGTGGGCGGGCGTTCCCCGGAAGTCTTGAATAAGGCTATTAGCGCGGGGACGAAAGCCGCGTTTCATGGGTTAGCCGGTGGCCTGGCCGCTGCGTTCCCACAATTTTCTATCTTGATCGGCGCGGCGGGTGAATTCTTTGGTGAAGCCGCTGCATCATCGCTCCAGGATAAGCTTTTTGCCTGGCAGGAATTTAGCGATTCTGTACGCATGGAGGCTCAGGGGCCATATCGCTATAGGACTTCTGTAGGGTCCGGCGATGGTTGGACGTTATCGGCGTGGCAGCAGGCGTTCCAGATGCTCCAACAAGGAGCGGGTATGATGTCTGTAGGCTTTACCACTAGCGCCCAGACTATTTATAAGTGGGGGCGCGATTACCGGGCGGGGGATCAGCAGGGGCTAGTCCATAGGGGCGCCTTGTTCGCTACTTATGTTTCGGAGGCTAAATTATCGTGGTCTGTGTCCAGCGGGTGGCGTGAAGAGTTAACCCTCGGTGATCCTAGGGCGCGTGAGTCGTGGGCGCGGGGTTATGCGCGGTCTTTGAAGTCTATTAGTAACGCGGTTAGTCGTGTGAAGTCTTTTGTCATGTAAAGGAAAGGTGTAGCCCTGTGGATGATATTTATCCGTACCCCGTTGCTGATGATTCCCACCCTTTGGCGTGGGTTTTTTTCAACGCAGCGGGTTTTCGTTTCGACCTTGATTCGTGCGAAAAACTAGCGGCCCATGTGTTCGATGCGTTGAAGTGTGGCGCCCCGGGGTCTGATGGTGACCCGCTGGTTAAATACGACGGGCTGGGCGGCATGGGTGGCCCGTGGGAGGCCGGGGCGTGGATTCCAGCCGATCAGGGGCGCGCCAGTGTGCGCGTCACGGCCCCGTCCGTGGATATTGGCGCTATGACGGTGGAAGAGCGGGAGGAATTGCGCGCCGCGTTGGAGGCTGTGGACGTGATGGAACGCGCTAATAGCTTAGATAAGGGCGGTGAATAATGGGAGTTGATTTGTCGGGGCGTGTGGCCCCGGCCCCGGGCACTGATCCTGTGGGAGACGTGGCGGGTAACGCCCGTAAATTTTTTGAAAAATTAGGGGCTAACCTGTGGGACGTCGTTCTTATGCCTGTGAAAATGATGACGGACGCCATTACGCAGGGGATTGAGGGGCTGGCTAAAGTGTGGGGTTTTCTACCTGAGCAGTTCAGGGATGCCCAGTTGGATTTAATCAATCGCGTAGATTTGTTATCTAGCCCTATGAACTATTGCACTGCTTTCATGGACCACGCCCACCTGGGCGTCGGGTGGATGGATTTTAATAAGCAAATTGGCCCGGCGCGTAATGTGGAAGTATATGACGGTGGTTTGCGGCTGAAAAAGGAAGGCTTGTGGGATATTCGGGCGCTAGTTTCCCCGTCGTGGGTCGTTATCGGTTTCCAAGACACCCGCTGGGAGTTAGTTGTTTTAACGCCGGATAATAAGGTTTTTTCAAAATGCCAATTTTCTTTACATACGACGCATGGTGGTTCGTCTGTGGGGATTATGTCAGTGGTCACGCCCGCGCCTAATTATGTGGTGAAGGTTAAAGTCTGGCAGGTTCAGGCGGGGCGGGAGATTCGCGGCAACCCTATGTATTCTAGACTGACGGCCCAACAAGTCACTCAGTTCACTAATGGCGGTGTGACTGGTAAAACAGAGGATTCAGATTTTCTAGGGACGGGGGAATAGTTTTAAATGGCTAAGACTTTGGTCATTGACGTTACTAATATTGTGGGCAAAACACACCCGGATGATTCGGTGGCTTTGTATGCGCCGCGTGTGCGTGGTAGCGCCGACCGGGCGGGCGGTGTTGTGTCCACGGCTGCGCGTGTGGTGCATTTGGTTGACGGCCAGGCGCGTGTGGAAAACGTGGAGCCTGGCCCTATGGTGGTTGAGTTTCATTGCGCTAACTATTTAGGCGGTGAGCCTGTCGAAGTGGTGGTGCCGGATGGTGGTGGCACTGTGACTTTGCGGGCGCTGATTGAGTCGAAGTTCAAATACGCGCCGCCTGTACAAACGGCTGTAGAAAAGGCGGCGGACAGGGCGGCGGATAGCGAACGCGCTACTATCGTAGCCCAGCGAAAAGCAGAAGACGCTGCATCGAAGGCTAGCGCTAAGGTGGACGGCGCCCTGTCGGATGCTGTGGGGGCGCTGAGGAAGCAGGTTCAGTCGGATTTAGCCCAGGTGGGCGCCGAGGTCGCTAAAGCTGCTAAGTCGGCTGAGGAGGCGGAAAAGTTTAAAAAGGCGGCTGAGGGGGTGCTGGAGTCGAAGGCGGATAAGACGGACCCGCGTTTTACTGACGCCCGCACGCCTAAGCCGCATAGGATGGTTGAGCATTCTGATTGGCCGGGGAATATTAAGCCGCCTATGTTTTTGCCGGTTGGCCTTTCGACGGCCTGTCGTTTACCTGATGGACAGTTGCAGGTTAAAGAGACGCCTACAAATAAAGACCATGCGGCGTCTAAGAAGTATGTGGACGATGTGGCCGCGTCTATTGCGCCTGTTGTTAAGCAGGTAGGAAAGTGGCGTTTCGCGAAGATTGGTAGCGTGGTTACTGCGACGCTTATTTATTCTGCGACCCCTAATTCTATCGACGATAACAAGGACGGGACCAGCATCGAGCGGGTGCCGTCGGGGTTTGAGCCTGCCGAACAAGATTTATACGCATTCGCGGCCCCACATCGTGAAGCAGGAAAATCAGCGATAAACATTAGGGTGCGTAGTCGAAGCTCGATCCTCTTGGAGACTTTCCATGCAAACGCGGGCACAGTCCAGCCGGGCGTTTCTATTACGTGGATTAAAGGGTAAAAGAAAAGGGGGAGGCTATGAAGCCTAATCATAATTGGCGTGGGGTCTACATCGCCGACTAGGCCAATAGTAATTATCAACCACCTAGGAAATGTGGCCGGGGTGGTTTTTTCATGCCTAATTTTGGGCGGAAAGGGGAAAAACTATGACGATTTTCGGAATTGATATTTCCGAGCATCAAAATGGGTTGAGCCTTGTGCGGGCGCGGGATGAGGGCATTAGCTTTGCTATCATTCGCACCACCGATGGCACTTACCGTGATTCGTGCTACCGATCCCATGTAGAAGACGGTAAGAACGCTGGCCTACCCCTGGCGGCTTACCACTACCTACGGCACCCCTCGGAGGGTACGAGCATTGAAGCACAGGTGGCTACCGCTGTGGAGGTGATGGGGGAGAACCGTCTACCTATCTGGTTGGATTGTGAGACTCCTACAAGGTTGTCCGAGCAGCATGTTCAGCGGGCTAAGCAGTGCTTTGAAGACAGGGGCATTCGAGTCTTAGGGGTATATTCCTACGTCCCTTATTGGGAGGGTATGGCTGGTGGTGAGCCGTCCACGGAACAGTTCGGGCACGTGTGGGTGGCGGCTTACGGTCGAAACGATAAGGGTAGTCCCGCTGATGTTTACCCCGGCGACCATGATAGGCAGTGGTCATACCCGTTGGGTAATCAGACCCCTGTGATGTGGCAGTTCAATTCTAATGCTCGTGTGGCTGGCTATTGGGTGGATGTGAACGCCTACAGGGGTAGTGCGGATGAACTGCGCGCCTTGTTTGAGGGTGCCAGTACACCCGCGCCCGCCCCGGCACCCGCGCCCGCCCCGGCTGGTGGAGAGCCTAAGGTCTTGGACTACCCCCGGGATCAGGTAACGCAGGACACGTTCTACAACTGTGGCCCCGCGTCTACCCAAACTATTGTGAGGGCAGCAACCGGGGTGCTAGTTGATGAAGCTGTCCTAGCCCACGAGCTGGGCACCACAGTCAACGGCACTGACTACATCGGGCTGATTACCCGCGTGCTACGCAACCGGCTACCTGAGGCGGACTACACCACTGTGGAAATGCCCACTGACCCTCCAACCCCCGGGCAGCGAGACAAACTATGGGCCGACATCGTTAACAGCATTGACGCTGGATACGGCGTTGTCTGCAACATTGTCGCACCCCCATCCAACTACCCGCGCGGGGTGTATGGCAGCGCCAGCCCAAACTACCGGGGCGGCGTCGTGTACCACTACATCGCCGCGATGGGCTACCGCGATGACGGCCAAGGGCGCGCCGTCTGGATCGCAGACAGCGGTTTCAGCCCCTACGGGTATTGGCTGAGCCTCGATCAGCTTGCAACACTCATTCCGCCCAAGGGCTACACCTATGCGGCGGCTAATCCTAAGAAGGAGAATCTTATGAACACTGATCAACTTATTCTCGACCAGCTGGTGGGATACGAGAAGCGAGACGGGCTACCCACTTTTAGCGGGTGGCCGCAATTGGGTGGTCGCACCCTGGTGGATGCTATCGCCGCTATTGGCGCGGCCCTCGACGTGCCTGGATGCTATGACGTTAAGAAGGAAGGAAAGTGACCATGAGCAAGCTTTCTATTTTGAGCCAAACCCCTGTGCTGCGTGCCCTGATCTACGGCATTGTGGGCATTGTTGGCGTTGTTGGCATTGTCACCGGGGCGATTGATGTTGATGGCCTTAATTCGTGGGTTGATCGTGTGCCGTCGATTGCTGCCACGGCTGCGTCTGTTCTGGCTTTGGCTAATATTCACCCCGCCCCTAAGGCTGTAGCTGCGGTAGGTGATGGGGCGCATGGTAAGCATTCTGTCACTGATCCAACCGCCGCGTATGTAGCCCGCCTGCGAGAGATGCACGGCAAACTCGGAGATAGCTAATGGGTGCCCGCGTAGCAACATCTCGAATAGCTCACGCGGGCCTCGCCATTTGGTGTTTTGCCACCGGTCTTGCCTACCTTCCCCCATTGGGGGCTTTGCCTGAGCAACTAGCGTTAATTAGCCGCGTTACGTCCGGGCACGTGTTTGGTGCCGCCTGGATACTCGCAGCCGTCCTACTAGTCGCCGGGCAGTGGTTTTACCACCCCCGGCAAATCGGCCTAGCGCTCACAATGAGCCTCACCCTACTGTTAGCGGGCGGATACTTCACCGCATGGTTGTTTGAGGATCAAACGCGCGCATGGGTGAGTGTGAAGAACTACCTCATGCTTGCCGGGGCGATTATGGTGATGGCGACGAATGCGGAGAAGGTGATGCCAGGTGCCCCCACTAAATGACGCTGTTGTTGTTGCCATTATGAGCGCTTTGGGCGGGTTCCTGGTCGCATTGCTTAACCGGCGTTCCAGCCTTGAGGGTGAGCAAACCAAACGGCTAGAAATACTTATAAGTAGCCAGCAAGACGCCTTCGACCGACAAGCGCAAACCCTCACTAGCCTGGAGGCGGATATGATAAAGCTCCGGGCGGAATGGGCCGCTGAACGAGAATCCCACCACCACACTAAGGTAGAGTTAGAAAAAGCAAAGCTTTACCACACCTATGTGGCGGCGGAAGTAAACCGAGTGGGACGCTGGCTCAATTCCCAGGACTTAACATGGCCCCCGCCCGATTTTTTAACGTTCCCTGAGTGGTGGGATACCCGCCCGAGAGATGAACCCCGAGATTAACCAATGCCCCCGACTGTGACACAACCTGTCGCACGCCGGGGGCTATTTTTTTATGGCTTTTTACCTTTCACTATTCGGTAAATCTGATTCCGGCTTAGCCCCACGGTGGCCGCTAGTTTCGTTACGCTGACCCCCTCTGCGACTGCCTCTTTTATGAGAGTGTCGCGGTGGGTTATGGCGGCGGCGAGGTCGCGTTCTGCTTTGTGAACGGCGACCCCCGCCTGTTTTGCCTCCTTAAGCATTGGTGATGGTGATGTGGTTGGGGTGTGCGTCCAACACGTCGCTAGCCAGTTCAATGAGTAGTTCGTTGGAGAGGGGGCGGGCCGTGGGGAGTTCCTCACCGTCGTCGAGTTCTGAGGGGTCGAGGGGGTAGACGGCGTAGATTTGGTCGGCCCAGTCTTCGCTCATTCCGTCGATCTTGCCGTAGGTGGCGGCGTCCTCAATGAGCTGCGCCCGGAGTTCTTCGAGGGTGTTTGCGGTGAAGGTTTCGTGGGGGCGGTTGGGGTCGTTGGCGGTTAGCGTGTACATGATTTGGCTCCTTTTTTGCCGTTCTTTTTTCTTGCATTCTTAATGTAACACGGGGGTTACATCTTGTCAACTACAGGTTACAGTGTTTTGCATCACACGGTTGCGCGGTCGGACTCGGCACCCTGCGTGGGGCCGTGGACCACCTATGGACCACTTACACCCATCGCAAACCGATGAAAACCTACATACATACATAGGGCGCATTTGTCAAAAAATCCCCCAACCTGCATAAACACAGGTTAGGGGACGGTATAAAAAAGTGCCCCAGAGAGGAATCGACTATAATAGTCGAGCCGTCTACCAGCATAAACGCTAAAAACCCACACCCCGTGGACCACCTGTGGACCACGTAGAAAACGCCACTAGCTCAAAAGATCAGCCACCGCGTCTAGATCACTGTCGAAAAGGTGACTATATACGTCTAACGTCATTTTTGCGGAAGAGTGACCTAGCTGACGCTGCACCACCAAAACGCTACACCCCGCCTGAATCATAAGGGAGGCGGCGGTGTGCCTAAGGTCATGCATACTAATTCGCGGGAACGTAGTGTCCTGTTTCTGAGACTCTTTAATCGCCTTAGACCACCAGCCCCGCTTACCCGGGTTTGTCACCGGCCCGCCCTGTGGACGTTCCCAGATAAGCTCGTTGCTCCCTTTATCTCCTATGGTCTCTAGGACGGCGGCTAGGGTGGGGGCGGGGATCGCTACGCGCCTAACCCTCCCCGTTTTCGTGGTCCCTAAAACAGGCTTAGAGCCTATGTAACTGATGCTTTTAGAGATGGTTGCCCGCGCGCGTTTTTCGTCTATGTCTGATGGGGTGAGGGCGGCACATTCACCTAGGCGCGCCCCCGTGGTGCCCATGAAAAGGATCAGGGACCGATAACGGCCCGCGTTATCAGCCAGCCGTATGAGCTGCTCCCCCGTTAGCGGCGTGGCCTCTTTCGGTCGTTTGGGTGGCAGCGGTAAGCGGGCGGCGTGGTTAACGTCGATATGCCCGCCCTCTTTTGCATAGTTTAAAAGCTTGTGCACGAGACTAACGGCACGCTGAACTAGGCTAGCTGATCGGTTGCTAGCTAGTGTGTGGACCCACTCTGTTAGGTCTGGCCGGGTTATTGTATCGGCGGGGAATTCGCCCCAGCGTGGCTTAACGTGCACGCGGTAGCACGTCTCTAGGCTTTGTTGGCTAGTGGGGGCTAAGTATTTGAGTTCTAGGCGTTTGTACTGCCCCCATAGCTCGCTGATGGTGGGCGCCGTGGTGGTGGGGTGGAGTTTGCCGTTTTCTATTTCTTGGAAGTTTTGGGCGACCCATGCTTGTGCGGCGGCTTTGGTTTTAAAGCCGCGTTTGGCGTGGCGTTTGCCGTCCGGGGTGGTGTATCGGACGCGCCACCTGGCCCCGGCTTTGATCGTGTATTTGTCTACGCTAGCCATGCGTGGGGCACTTTCTGCGCGTGTGGGCTATGCTGCTGGTAAAACTCTATGGCGTGGCGTGGAAGCTCTAGTTCATTAGCTATAGCCCCGGGGTGGCCGCCCGTGAGCGTTTCGGCCATCGCGTAGTCTGTGGCCTTGATGAGTAGGGCGGCGGCGTACCTATTGGCCTGTAGCTCTTGCCGGGCGTTGATAGTGGGGTCTGTGGTTGGCCTGTGCTGATTCGCCGCGTGGCCTAGCTCGTGGGCTAGGGTCCAGACGTGCTCCCGGTAGTTTTTGGTGACATCTACGCGGATGCTGACGCGGTGGGCTTGATCGTCGTAAAAGCCTTTCGGGCCTTCCCGGTGGTAGACGATGGTTAGGCCCATGTTGTCGGCTAATATGGCTAACCTATCTAATTGCATTAGGGTTCCTGTAGTTCGTTCGGTTCTAGTTCGTCACCGTTTAGGGCAACGTGGCGTGTTTCGTCGTACTCGCTACCGTAGTCATTGGGGCGGACAGTGTGGCGCCGTCGACCGTTCAGGTGTTCGACATTGCCCCCTCTAACCTGGGGTTCCTGCGAGGTTGAATTATCGAACGTATCACCAAACATATCTCGGAATGGGGCGCTTGGATTTATATTTGGGTTGTACACGTCTGACGCGGGGTCGGTTAATAGGGTTAGGAATGGGTTAGAGCCTGTGGGTGTGGGGGATGTGATCGCGTCTCCTTCCACCCGTGCCTCTAGTTCCTTTAGTAGTGAGAGTGTGTCGATTTTTGGAAGGGCGCCTGCGAGGTTCGGCGTGTGGAGTTCATCTGCTGATAGGTGGCCCGTTTCGTAGAGGCCCTGAGCCGGTGAACGGCCATAAATTCGGCATAGTCTAATGACTAGATCGGGGGCTAATTCTTGGACGTCATGAATTTGCCGGGTGAGGGTGCTCGGGGATATTCCTAGGGCTTTTGCGGCTTTTCGTTTGGAGTCGGGGGCAATCAGTTCATCTAACCATTTAGTGAGCTGTTGCGCGTCAAGCTTATGGGGTTTGGGCATGGTGCCAGTCTAGCTCATGGTCGAAAAACTGAACAGGGAAAACCCCTGCTCGCGCATTCTATATACCCCCGTAAAGGGGGTGAGTAATTACAGAATTTTGCGCTAAAAGATCGGGCGACGCATAATCTGAATATCAACGTTCTAAAAACTGAACGTTGAGCGGATTTTAGAACACTGGAGAGGTTCAAGACATGCGCAATACAAACACCCCGCCCCTGTGGGAACAACTGGCTATGAGCGTGGTCATGCTAGTCGGCCTGTGGCTGTTCATCATTTTTTTTGTCGCCGTGGCTGACTTAATTGCTGGTGGGTTGTGAGCCTGGGAACAAAGGCTAACGCCTTTAGATAGTTGGATAGTGGCCCTGTTTGGAACGGGCCGGGGTTCGATCCCCTGGCAGGGCACGAGGCTTCACTAGGGGGCTGGGGTTTGGGCATATTCACTAGCCCCCCTGGTGTGGCCGTGTTGTTTGAATAACTGTATGAGCGCATAGCGCGGGGAAGATATTTACCCGCCTAGTAGGCCCGGTGAGCATGGTGTGTAGATTGCGATGACCCGGGGGTGAACGGCGGGGCGTTGGAACATAGGCCACGGCCTGTAGGTAACCACCCGCGCGGATATAAATGTTTTTGCCCTGGCTGTTTGGCCGGGGTTTTTGCCCCTTGCTAGGTGTGACCACACATAAGGGCTTAACCCTGTTTTCCTTTCCTTCCTGGTGTTTGTGCATAGTGTATGGGTTTGGCCTGTGTGGTTGATGGTTCGATTCCGTCGAGGGGTGCTGGGGTCATTGGGGGGCGTGATCCCTGTATTGCGCGCGGGGGAGGGGCTTTGACCCCTTTCCTAGGGCGCGCTTTTGTGGCGGGGCGGTGTTTGCGAATTGGTTACGCCGCCCCGCCCTCTGTCTACTTTTGAGAGGTATTGCTATGGATGAAGAGTTGAAGCAGCTCCCATTATCGGAGGCGGTTTACTGCTGGAAAAAGACGCTTGAAAAGGCTAACTACAAACAGCCGGGGCGTAATTTTGTGCTGGCCAGTATTGGCGGCGTTTTGGTGTATCGGAGTGACAAACTAGATGGGCTTGCTACCCCTATGTTCGCCCCGGCTGGGGTGAGGCTATCAGATGAAGAGGCTAGGGCGCTAACGGCTGTGCTGTCGCTACCTCAACTGATGTAGTTAAAACCTAACGTAGGGAGCGGCGTTTCTGTCCGTGGTACCTATTGCCCGGCCGTCATTTTCGCCTATGTCTTGGATTACTACGGAATAGCTAACGTTTTCGCTGAGATTAACATAGGCGGTGCCGTAATTGACGGCACATTGAGTAATGCCTGGGTGACGGCCCGCTTCTAGATCGGATTTTACGCGGCGCTGTTCCTGTTCGTCACGAACGTAATAAGTGCCGTTCATGGTGCCGTCGTTGACGTAGATGCTGATTTCCATGTTTTCACCTTTTCGGTGTAGGGGGTTTGGGCACCACCATTTTAACCCATTGTGTCAACCGGTGGAAGGGGCGCCTATGGGTAAAAGTAGCGTCACTGTGGCGTTTGATCCTAATAGTTTCACATGGGTCAACAATCAAAAATCAACAAAAAAGAAGACCCGCGCGGGGCGCGGGCCTTCGGAGAGGTTTACAACATGAAGTTGCAAGAAATAAGTTTACCTAATTCACACTACAAATTGTTAATCACAGAAGATAGCAAAGGGTGCCTATGGGTAAGCGCTTATCTCGCTTGTGTAAACATGGGGCTGCGCTGGAGGCAACAGGCACCAAAGCTAAACCTGTCGTGTGATATGTTCCCAGGCGGGACGTCTGTGTGGGTGAAACGCGAAGAGTTCAGCCGGTGGTTAGACGGGATCAAGGTAGGCCAGGTAAAGGAAGAAAACAGGGCCACTATCGAGCTTTTCCGCGATTGGCACGGGATCGCCATAGACAAGTTCCTAGCGGATAAAACGCCCGCGCCTGTGGAAGGCACTCTCGATTTCACCCCGGCCCCGCGTGAACTCACACGACTAGAGATATTGCAGCTGGCCTTGCAGGCTGAGGAAGAGCGCCTACAACTTGAAGAGCAACAGGCCACAACTACGGATGTGGGGACAGTGGCGGAACAGCTCATTAACCTGGCTAAGGAATTGAAGGGCGGCGGGGATGCTACCGGATAGAAACGACCCCCGCGTGGGCGCTATCGCGGCCCAATTGGGTGTTACGCGGAATTACGCGCGGCAATTATTCCATGAGGCGGGCTACTCGGACGGGTTGTTGTCTACGCGTGAAGTAGCGGAAGCCCTAGGGGTGAGCGTTTACACGGTGCGTAACTGGCTTAATGCTGGCCGTTTGCAGGGGACGCGTTTGGCGGGCAGTCAGCGGTGGCGTGTGGCCCCGGAAGAGGTCGAGAGGATTAAAGCCCTATGAGTGTGAAGCATACGGTGAATTTTAACCCGGATACCCCGGGGATGATGGTGTGGGCGCTAGTCCGTAGTGCCCAGGTGTTGGAGCGTGCGGCGGAGTCTATGTGGCTGGATGCTGTGGAGCGGCGGGAGCTTTTGCGCGCTGTGGCGTCTTTGAGGCGGAAACAACTACTAGTTTTGGAGAGGACGCGGGACGGTGGCGACTGGCTCGACGAAAGCGAAAATAGCGGACCTGGTGAAGGCGATGGAGGCGGAAAGGCCAAAGCCGAAAAAACGGCGGACGGCCACGTTTTCGGGTGTGATGGAGGACAAACAAAGAAGAAAGTGGACCTACCTGTCTTTAGTGGCTGAAAAGTTAGAGACTACACCCGGGCAGTTGATGGAAAAGGCAGACTTTTTAGGTCTGGAGATTCATAACCAGCTCAAGGGTTTTAAGGGGCCGTGGGTTCCCGTTAACGCTGTTGAGGCGTTGAAATTATCGGGTGGGCTTTCTACCGCTGCTCATGAGCAAAAATATAGGCCGTGTGTTCACCCGTGTTGCAACAGCGTTGGCAGCGGCCCGTGGGGTTTGGCGATGTGTATTAGGCATGCAGCTAAGTTCCAGTCGCTAACGCGGGTTAAAGCGAGGCGCCGCCGTATGGAGTTTATTCATGATTACGGCTTTTTAGTGGTGAAGCTAATGGAGGCTTTGCGCCGTGGGGAGAAACTTAAACCTAATGAGTTTGCGCGCCTACAGGCGCGGGGGCTGCTTACAGAATCTAGGCAACTTACGGATGCGGGGTATGAAATTATGCGCGTCTGTGACATTTTGAGAGAGGAGTTAGTGGCATGAAACTAAAAGATCAGGTGGTTTTACAGGCCGCCATTTTAAAGCGTTTGCGGGCTGAACATGACGCGTGCCGCCAGGCGCTTCTGGAAGAGATGACCCCGGGGGAGCGGCTAGTGGCCGCAACTTCTGAGGGGGAGAAACTGGGCACGGTGAGCTTGACTGACCCTAAGCCTAGTGCGTTCGTCGCTGATATGGGAACGGTGAAGGCTTTGGCCCCGGCTGAGGCTTTGGTTGATGTGTTCGCCCCCGGTATGTTCGTGAAGGCTATGGAGGTGGTGAAAGAGTACGCCCCTGAGCTGTTGGAGCATACGGTCGCTAACTGGTATGTGGAAAAGTTGAAAGCCGACACTGTAGCGGCGGCGCGTACGGGTGGGGATGTGCCCCCGGGCATGGGGGTTAGGCGTGGTGAGCCTAATGTGATGGTTCGCCCGTCCGAGTCTGCTAATCGTGAGGCGGAGGCTATCTGTTTTAACAATCATCTGACGCGCGAATTGGAGGCGTAGGGGATGGTTAGGCACGAAAGTACCGCCGAGGCATTGTTGGCGGCTATGGCTGACGTTAGGGCTGTCCATAAGCGGGAAAAAAACCAGAAGCAGGGGTTCTTTTTTCGGGGCGTGGATGCTGTCGTTAACGCTACGGCCCCGGCTTTTCGTAAACATGGTGTGGTGGTTACCCCGCGTTTGGAGTCTGTGGACTACGTGCAGCACGAGGGGGGGAAAAACGCTATCACGGACGCCCGTGTGGTCGTAACCTACAGGTTTCAACATGTGGGCTGCGAGCCTCTGGAAGCCAGTGTCGCGGCTGAGGCACGAGACTACGCGGATAAGGCTACGGCTAAGGCTATGAGCGTGGCTTTTCGTATCGCCCTCTTGCAGTCGCTTTGCCTACCTACAGAAGACGTCGACCCGGATGCGGACTATGTGACGGTGCCCGGGGATCAGGCTACGCGTGGCCCCGGGGATCAGGCTCAACAGGCCCGGGATGCTCTATTGCAGGAATGCAACCGGCTAGGGCTTAACCCCGGTAAGGTTAAAGCCTTTGGCGTTACACCCGTAGGTGGGTCTTTCGACCTGTCGGTCGTTGAAGGTTCTAAGGGCGCGGCGCTGATTCGTGGGCTTATGGAAAAGATCACTAGCGACCCTGATTTAGTCGAAAAGTTGAGGGGATAAGATGCCACAGTTCCAAGCACCGCTAAACCCGGTAGACATAGAACAAAACATTAGAACGCTGTCTAGCCGTATCGCTAAAGGCGTGGACGTGGTGGACGAAGCCTATAGAGCGTTTCTCGACACTGACCGCCTCTTTGAGGCGGCTTACGCCCGCGCCTATCTCGACGCCGATGGCCCGGTGGAGGACAGGAAGCAGGCGGCGCGGGTGGAGACTATGGGGGAGCGTGAAGCCCGTGACGTGGCGGAGGCGGCGTTTAAATACGCGGACAGGCGCGCTAAGGCCCTGGAACTGGAGCTACGGGCTTTGCAGTCGATAGGGGCGTCTGTTCGGTCTATGTATTCGGTGGCTGGCCGTGGGGAGTAGCCCGGGGCGTATGCCACGCGCTGTTGCCGAGGCCGTTCATGCCCGCGCGGGTGGGGTGTGCGAGGTGTTGATCCCGTGGGCTGGGTGCACGGGGCGGGCTGAGCATATTCACCATAGGCAGCTGCGTAGTCAGGGCGGCGCCCATGATCTGGACAATTGCCTGGCTATTTGCCACCGTTGCCACGCGTTTATTCACGCGTACCCGGCGCGTTCGTATGAGTGTGGCTGGCTAGTCCGTTCAGTGGATAACCCCGCTGATGTGGTGGTGGTTGTGGCGCCGCGTGAATAAGGTTTTTTGGAGGTTTATAACGTGAGTTTGCAAGCTATTTTGTGGGTGATGCATAAGGCGCCTGTTGAGCCTAACGCTAAGTTTCGCACGTTGTTAGAGTTGGCTAATTTTGCGGACGATGAGGGGCGCGCGGCGTTCCCGTCTCGTGGGCGGCTGGTTGAGCGTACGGGGCTTAGTTCTGGGTCTATCGCGCGGCATTTGCGGGCGTTGGAGTCTGACGGGCTTATTAGGCGTGGGGATCAGTCACTGGTTGGACATTATAGACGTGATCGACGGCCTGTTGTTTGGGATCTGGCTATGGAGTTGGATAGGTCGAAGGCGCCCGCGCGGGTTGATTCTGGGGCTGTGGAGGATGATTCGGGGGCCGTTTTTGGGCGTTCGGATGATGGTGCGGAGGCGCCCGCGCCTGTGGATAACCCTGTGGATAACTCGTTAACGGGGTATCAATATGACACTCCGTTGGCCGATTCTGGAACGGAACGGGGTATCGCTACGGACCGAACGGGGTATCGCTACGGACCGAACGGGGTATCGCCTGTGACACCCAATCCAATTACTAAACCAACTAGTAACCCAACAACTAACCCTATTATCCCTTGTGATGGCGGACACAGTGACGGCAGTCACGTGGACAATATCGGGCTAGCGCCCTCGACCTCACCCGCTGACGCGGATTCGGACGCGAAACAAAAACCATATTCCGAAGCCTTCCAAAAATTCTATGAGGCGTACCCGAGGAAGATTGGGAAGCGGAAAGCATTCAACGCGTGGACACGCGCAGTCAAACGCGCTCCCTCAAATGTGATCCACGACGGGGCCGTTGCCCTGGCTGAGCATCACAAGCGGGCGGGCACTGACCCCCGGTTCATCCCACACCCCACAACGTGGCTGAATCGTGACGGCTGGGAGGATGAACTAACCCTCCCGGCTGATAGTCGAGCGGCGCGTAGCAGGAACAGCTTTTTAGATTTTCTACGGGCGGGAGGTGTAAACGATGATGCAAATCAACTGGAACGCGGTAGCGGCCCAGCTATTGGCCCTAGTCGCTGAATTTGACACCCGCTTTGCGGGCCTGGACATGGACGCTACGAAACGAAAGATCGACGCGTGGGCGCCTGTCCTGGCCAGCGCGGGAGTGCCCCCGGAATACCTGGCTAAGGCTGTGCAAGTGGTGTACGGAACCGGGGACCGTGGCCCGCTCAACCCTTTGGGCGCGGTGCTGGATGAAGCCCGGAATGCGCGCAACAGGGCTAGTCAGGGCATGGTTGTTCGGGAGTTGACAGCGACGCCGCGTAACACGGGCGGGCCGTCTAAATCGGTCTATGAAGCTACAGGAACGCTAGGGGTAGGTTGCCCCCGCTGTGGCGCACGGCCCGGTTTGCCATGTGTTGGCGCTTATGGGCCTACGCGGGCGCCCCACCTGGAGCGCTACAAGCTGGCACACCCCGAAAACGGGGGTTTTAAGCCCTCCAAATCCCCACACCCACACAAACCCCCACGGGGGGCCAAAAAGTCCGCGACGCGGCAAGCTGGGGCCGATTCTGGCCCCTTTAACGATGAAGAGAGGAGCCGGCAATGGCAGCAACTGCTCAAAGCACGGGAACTACCCCACTAGAGCCGACAGAATTCTGGGATGCATATACGTCCCTCGGCAAGGCGCTACGGAAGATTAAGCGGCTAACGGATCAGTCTTTCGTGGATGTGGAGGCTATGCTCGACAGTTTGCACGAAGCCTATGGCTACATGGGAAAAGCCCCCATACCTGAGGAAATGAGACGAAAAACAGCGCAGGCGATGGGGGTCCATGAAGCCCAGCTAGACGGGCTAGAAGAACGGGTCAACGGCGTCTGGGGGGAAATTAGGCTAGCCATAGACGCGCTAGGCGACTGCGTAACCCTCGTTGATGGCATGAGGGAGTTTGACAAAAACGCTAAAGCCTGGGGACAGCTCGAAGAAGTTAAAAGGGGTCTGAAAGAGGCGTCCAGTGGGGGGAGCGCCTCTAGCGTTATCGAAAACATAGACGAAGCAATGAAGCAGCTAAAGCACAACGCTAGTATCGCTTTTTTCGCACATAATTAGAACAGGAGTCGAACATGGCTAATAAGCACGTAACCTTAATTGGGTCTACATCTTCCAAGAAACCGCCCGCGCTAACTCGTACCCGCGACGGGCGCCCCATGACACGGTTCACAATCACCACGAGCGACCGGATCAAGGACAAGACGGGAACATGGACAGACGGGCCGCTACAGTTCTACAGCTGTTTGGCCTTTGACTCCCTGGCTGAAAATATCGTTAACACTTGCAGTAGCCCGGTGGAGCTGCTGGTGGAAGGCGTGGAAACGCGGGAGGAATGGCAGAGCAACGAAGGTCCGCGCGAGTCAGTATCTATTAAGCTCACTAGCGCGGGCGTTAGCCTACGCAGGCAGTACGCTAACGTGACAAAGCAGCAGGGCGGCGGCGGGGGGCAACAAGCCCCACAACAAGCCCCGGTTAATGATCCGTGGGGCGGCGCCCCCATGGGCGGGTTTGGTGGTGGCGATGACGCCCCGCCGTTCTGATGATCCCCACGCGCCCCGCGCCCTAATGGTGTTGCCGTGGGATAAGCCCCCCTTATCGCTAAATGTGCGTAAGCATCACCACGCCCACGCTACAGACGTTAAAGCTGTGCGTGGGCTTACTATGTTAAACGCGCAACAAGGGGGGCTCCACATGATGGGGTGGGAACACTACGGGCGCCTATCCGTGCGTTTGCACTACCTACCACGGGATAGAAGACGGCGGGACACAGACAACCTAGTCGCAACCCTCAAGGCCGTATGTGACGGGCTGGTAGACGCGGGCCTAGCCCCGGATGACACACCCGCCTACATGTCCAAGCCTGAGCCGATTATCCACCAGGCGGTAAAAGGCTTAACGCCGCTAATGTGGCTGGAACTAGCCACCGTGCCGCTGGAGAACTATCAACTAGCAGGAGGGCTAAATAGTGAGCCTAATCGTTCATGACAATATGACGGCGGCTGAGATTAAGCAGGCAAACGCCCTAATCAACAGGCTAAGCCGTGGACTACTCATGTCTACCACTTACCTAACGATGATGGAAGAATACGGTGCGCTAGCCAGCCTCGGGGAATATATAGACCCCCGGGACTTGAGGCTGTGCGAAACAAACAAAATCACGGGGGAATGATGACGGGCATCTATCCAGAAACTAGCGCGGTTGCGGCTGCGTTTGATATTCCAGACGGCTACGGCGACGCGCCCTGGACACATGGCGCGGAGTGGGCGTGGGTGGAAGTCCACGGCACGATCTGGGCGCTACATGAATTAGCCACGGCTAAGCAAGTGATGGAGCGCCCTACTATGCGTGTCATAACTCACTACTACAACCTAGCGTTAAAAATCAGTGCCGCCTTACCAGCCTGGCCGCGTGACATGCTCCCGGGATTCGCTTACGGGTACCGGGATACCCTGTTGCGTTTGGTGAACTCAGCCCCCGCGCGGATGAAGGAGCTTAATAGCTGGCTGGCTTGGAAGGCTACAGAACTCGACGAGATGGAGGACACGCAATGACCGATGAAGAGAAGCAGGCATATAAGGCGCTTTTGAAACAGCTCCATGACGCTCTACCGCCCGGCCCGTTTTCCGCTGGACTGGTGGGCAACACCTCCATTATTCGAGATGTGGACGGTAGCCCCGTCGTGGCTGTGAGGAAACTAGCGGGAATGGACGTCGCCAATGTAAAGGCTTTTGCGGACCTAATCATTTGGGCGTCTAACGAACTGGAAGGACAAACTCATGAGTGACATGTGGGAATTCACACTACAAGCATTGGAAAAATACGCGGGCGGAAAAAAGATAACCCAAACGCAAACCCAACTATTGCTAGACCGTGGCCTAATCGACCACGGGGGAACTATCACAGACACAGGGCGTAAGGCACTGGCCCGCGCCTGGGGAATGGGGGTCGCATGATAAAAGCCATTCACGGGGACACACTAAAAGTCCTACCTACCCTAGACGCCGATAGTGTGGACGCTGTCATCACAGACCCGCCTTATTCCAGTGGCGGCCTGCATTCCACTAGCAGGAAGCGGCCAGCCGGAGAAAAGTACATGAAAGCTCAAGGAAACTATGTCGACTTTTCCGGCGATAACAGGGGCCAACGTAGTTTCCTTCTGTGGTTTAACCTGTGGTTGACAGAAGCCCTACGGGTAACCAAACCCGGGGGAATTATCGCCGTGTTTACGGATTGGAGGCAGCTACCTTCCGTGACGGACGCCCTGCAAGTCGGTGGCGTCGTGTGGCGTGGCATTATCCCCTGGCATAAGCCAAACGGGCGCAGGATGCAGGGCCGCTACGCGAATACGTGTGAATATGTGGTGTGGGGAACTAACGGCGCCCGCCCACTAGCGGGCAACAGTCTGGGCGGGTTTTGGCAACAATCCACTCCCCATAAGGCTAAGCGGTTCCACATGACTGAGAAGCCCGTGGAACTTATGGAATTCCTACTAGGGCTAGTCCCTGAGGGTGGAACAGTCTTAGACCCCTTTGCCGGGTCTGGCAGCACCCTGGTAGCGGCGCAAAACCTTGGACTAAACGCTATCGGCGTGGAAGCCCTAGCCCATAACGTTCAGATCATGAAAGACCGGCTTGCAGCTAATGAGCAAACCCTCTGGGCTAAGACCGCCGAGACAATGAAGGAAGGAGAAGGCAATGAAGATCACAGTATATAGCACACCTACCTGCGTGGCATGTAGGCAAACAAAAAGACTACTCACACGACAGGGCACACCCTATGTTGAAGCCCACATATCGGAAGCGCCCTACACCATCTCGGAGCTAAAGGAATTGGGATACCAGATGGCACCCTTCGTTCAAGTCTTAGACAGCACAGGGGGCTTAATTGATGAATGGGCCGGGTTTAAGCCAGATCGCATTAAGGAGCTAGCAGAACGCTAGCGGGAGTAAAGCCCGCGCTCAATAAGACAAAACCCTAGGAGACTAAACCATGTCCACCTCTAACCCTTGGATCAGGTATGTAGACGTGCTTACCCTGATTAAAAGCAGCACTGGCGACGCCATTAAAGGGAGAAACTCAGCGCAAAGCCAAATCTCCCATGCGTACTGGGAGGGGGTTAAAGAAAACTGTCGGGTAATGGGCGTCAACGTTGCAGACCTTGCCGTGGCTACGCCGCAGCCACCAAGCACTGCAATGGTTGAAGTTCGCACCCTAGCTGGAGTGATCGACTGTATTGACGTGATTATTGAAAAGGCTTTAAGCAGTCGTGACGAACAGGCGCCGGGAGTCATGCTATTGGGGCTTAAAGACCTCCGAACTGAACTCCGTAATCAGCAGGCCAAACTACTAGGAGACTAACCATGCACACCCCCATCCCCCATATTGGCCACGCACCTGTGAAAGCTCACCCCACGGACGCGGGCTATGACCTTGTAGCCACGGCAGCTAAAACACTAGCCCCCGGCCAACGTGCACTAATCCCCACCGGTCTACACATCGGTCTACCGGCTAACACAGTTGGATACGTCTGCCCCCGTAGCGGCCTGGCCGCAACACGCGGTATCACCGTGCTCAACGCCCCCGGCGTGATCGACCCCGGCTACACGGGTGAAGTTCTCGTTAATCTTGTCAACTTTGGCCCAGACTTCTACACGGTTTGCCGCGGGGACAAGATCGCCCAGCTAATCATCCACAAGACTGTAGAGGTTGACTGGCAGCCCGTTACAGAGTTCGAAGAAACGCAACGCGGCGCCCACGGCCACGGATCAACCGGGGACTAAGCCCAATGCCCACCCTCTAGCCACATAAACACGCTAGAGGGTTCAAGGCTACATAGCCCCACACAAACACAACAGGAGGGACACATGCACCCTACCCCCACACCCGAAAAACTCAACAGGCTACACCTAGAGCTGGACTGGTGGGAACGGGAACTAAGCACCCCCGATGAAGAAAGCGAGGGCAGAGGGTTCGAAGAATTCAACGCGGGCATATACCACGCAATAGAAGAATT